AGGATGTATTTTAACAGTAGATTTCGGAATATGTTTAGAAAGCTATCCTGATGGAACAGAAGAAGAATTTGGCTTTGCAGTAGAAGAAAGTTTTTTAGAAAAGTTGGATATAAAGTTTACTGACTTTATTTACGAAAGACACTATGAGAAAATAGAAGAAAGGCTGCAAAGCGATTATTATTATTATAATTGGTTAATCAATGAATAAACTACTTACACAAATAGATTGGTGGCGTAAAGACGGACACTTTAATTTTGAATTATACCTAGCATTTTGCAGGGCAAAAGAAGAACACTATGAAAAGACGAACACGAATAAAAAGAAACAGAACTAAAGACGAATTTATAAGCTTTGCAGTAGCATTGACTTATATGATTTCAGAAGATAAGGAAATGGATTATTTAGAATACACAGCTTTTAAGACTTGGTGGTTAGAAGAATTTAAAAGGCGTTTTCCGTGTTTTACTAATCGCATAGCCTTACAATGTTGGAATAACTTCGAAGAAGATTTAAACATCAAAATAAGAATTCAAAAATGAAATTATACAGGATTTATTTTAAGTGCTATTTAGGAAGTACTGAAAAAGCGCCTTCGCATATTTGTTGGCAAGTAGTCGAAGCTTACGACAAAGACCACGCACGAACAAAATTTGACAAATGGGAAAAATTAATAACTAAAATAGAATTAATAAAATGAAAAGAATAGACAAAATCAAAGAACTAATAGAGAAAGACGGACTATTAAGTAAAAAACGCTACAGGCATTTAATAGACAAAAGAAGCTATTTGTATTATTTGCTACGTGAAGAAGGATATACGTTAGAAAGAATTGGAAAAATGTTTGACAAAGACCACGCTACAATTCTAAACGGAATTAAAAAACACGAATTTTATACGGCAGTAAAAGATTACAGTTACGACAAAAACACGGAAGAATACAGAAGGGAATTAGAATCCCAAGTAATTCCAGCAAGAAGCCTAAAAGACGATGTACTACGCTGTACTAACACTACGATGTTAAAAATAATTCAAGAACGAATAATAATGGGTAAATATATTTAGTTATATTTGTAACGGTTATGCGGAACCTATTTCATAGAATTTTTTTTATTGGGTAACGGCTGAGTAGCACCGCATTGCGAAAAGCCTTACCCTTTTTTTATATATGGCAACAAACAAAAAATCTTTTTTACTTTACTGCGACATAATACACACAGTAAATAAATTAAGCGATGAACAGGCAGGAAAATTGTTTAAGCATTTATTAGCTTATGTAAACGATTTAAATCCTGAACCTGAAGACATATTAACAGAAATAGCTTTTGAGCCTATTAAACAAAGTTTAAAACGAGATTTAGTAAACTACGAAAAAATTTGTGAAAGGAATAGAATAAATGGCGCTAAAGGTGGCAGGCCAAAGAATCCCAAAGAAACCGAAAAAACCCACTCGGTTTTAAAGAAACCCAAAAAAGCCGATAATGATAGTGATAGTGATAGTGATAATGATAATAAAAATATATATAGGCGCTTCGCTCATTTGTCTTTAAGTGAAGAAGAATATATTAAGCTAAACAAAGACTACACTAAACAACAAATAGACCGCATATTGGATTCAATAGAAAACTTTGCTAAAAACAAAAAATACAAATCGTTATATTTAACGGCTAAAAATTGGCTTAAAGACGAACCAAAACACGAAGAAGTAAACACTATGAAATTTAAAGCACCGTGGGATTAGAAGGATTTAAAATAACAGAAACAGCGGACGTAATAGACAAAATGTATAAGCACCGCGACAATTACAACGAAAAAGGAAAGTATTTAGGATTTAAAGGATTAGATGAATTTTATTCTATGCAATTAGGGAACTGTACAGATTGGACAGGCTTTCCAATGTCAGGTAAAACGCAGCTACTAATGGAATGCCTACTAAACACTTCAAAGTATTACGGATGGAAGCATTTAGTATATTTTCCTGACGTAGGAAACAACGTAGAAATAATAGCTGATTTAATGCATAAGCTAACAGGAAAAAGCTTCAATCCTTTAGCGCCTAACGTAATAAAAGACGAAGAAATAAGCCGTAATATAGATTGGTTATTAACGCACTTTAAAATACTAACTAAACAAGACGTAAAGGCTAAAATGACGCCGTTTGAATTTTACGATTATGCAGTAGAACTTAAACAAAAACACGGACTAGAAACAGCTTCAATAGATTCTTGGAAAGATTTAAGCCATCCTTATAACGAATACGGCGGCTATGCACAGTATTTAGAAGTAGTACTTCCTTATAGAAACCAAATAGCCGAAGACAATAACTTACACTTACACACAATTATTCATCCTAAACTAACAGAAAAAGTAAACGGAAAAAGAAGCGTTCCTTCGCCATACGATTTAAAAGGCGGTTCGGAATGGTTTAATTCAGGTAAATGTATGATTACAGTTCATCGCGAAGACTTACATTACAATCAAGCAATAGTAAACTTTAACAAGATTAAGCCGCGTTCAGTAGGGCAAATAGGGCAGCTTATTTTATGGTTCGACAAAGAAAAGTTTATATATTACGAACTTGAAAATCCTGAACCGAATGTTTATAACAAAATTTATGCTAAAAAATAATGGACGATTTAACACTATTTAGAACAGGCGTATTGATTAACCACACCTACACAAAAGTAACTTTAAGCTTGGATGAAATAAAAGAAAAACATCCTGAACGAAAAGACATAATAAGTTCTATGAGCCAAACAAAACACGAACTACAAGAAGTTAGTTTAGTGTTTAGAAGATTAGAACAGGAATATAGGGCAGCTATTCAAAACACTTATAGACTAGAATTAATAAATATAGATTTAAAACGCAAAATAGAAGTTTTAGAACTGGAAATAAAAGCACGCGACTTATGAAAAAGCTATTGAAGTTTTTACGATGGATTGAACAAGAAAGAATTAAAGCAATGATTGACACTAAAACGCCTTTTTATTAATGCCACGCTGTAAGAATTGTAAGGAAAAATTCGAAGCTAAACACTTCAATCAAAAGTATTGCCTAAAAGAAGATTGCGTTCGTGTTTGGGTAGAAGCTGCAAAGGTTAAAAATTGGAAAAACACGAAGAAGAAAATGAAGGCTGAACTAATGACTTTGAGCGACTATATGAAAATAGCTCAACAAGTCTTTAATAAGTACATTAGAGAACGCGACAAGCATAAACTTTGTGTAAGCTGTGAAAAGCCGTTAGGCTCTAAATTTGACGCAGGACACTACTACAGCACTAAACACAAAAGCGTAACTTTTGACGAAGATAACGTACACGGACAATGCGTAACCTGTAATCAACATAAACACGGAAATTTACTAAACTATCAAATAGGAATACAAAAAAGAATAGGCGCAGAAAAGCTTTTAGAATTATATGTAAAAGCGCACGAAACAAAAAAATATACTATTCCAGAAGTAAAAGAAATCATAGCAACTTACAAACAAAAAATTAAAGATTTATGAAAGTCATAATTACTAAAGAACAATTAAATAATGCAAAAAAAAGAAATACATTTGGCGTATTAGAAAACTCAATAAAAAACGGAAAAGGCAATTATTTAGGCGCTGTTGGAGAATTAGTTTTAATGGATTATTATAAAAACAAAGGCGCAAAAGTTGAAGACATACAAACATTTGATTTTGATTTTAAATTAAACGATTTTAAAATTGAAGTAAAAGTACAAGAATGTAAATTTCAACCTAAAGAAAATTGGACTTGTCACGTTCCAAATTATAATGCTACTCAGAAATGTGATTATTATGCTTTTGTGTTTGTTAATTTACAAAAAAACGAAGCATTTTTAGAAGGTGTGATTACAAAACAACGATGGTTAAATGTTCGTAATTTTAAAAAAGAAGGAGAGATGGGTTTTGTTAAGCCTTTTGAATGTGACACGTGGACTTGTCAAATAAAAGATTTAAAAAAAATATAGTTTATTAGAATATAATTATTATATTTGTATAAATTAAAAATTTACACTATGAAAAATTTATTTAAAGCGCTTGCGGCTTTTCAGCAAGAAGCTCCTGTAATTCACAAAGGAACAAAAGGCTACGGCTATTCATACGCCGACCTTCCTGCGATATTCGAAGTAATTAACCCATTACTAAAAAAACACGGATTAGGATTTACACAACTACTAAACACTAACGAAGAACGTCACTATTTAGTTACTGTATTATTTCACGTAGAAACAGGCGAACAGTTACAAAGCAGTACTTTAATTCCTGAAGTAGAACTTAAAGGAATGAATACTTTTCAAGCCTTCGGAAGTGGCGTAACTTATTTTAGACGTTATGCGCTTTCTTCTGCGCTTGGAATAATAACAGACGTAGACACGGACGCTGCAGGCGAACAAATAAAGAAGAAGCCTAAAATAACAAAGGAACGTTTTAATAAAGCTTTAGAAGCAATTAAAGCAGGTTCTTATCCAATGTCTGAACTTATAGAAAAGTTTGACTTAGACACGGAACAAATGCAAATAATTAAAAAAGCGTAATTATGAAGATTAGATGTTCAAGCCTAGGTAAATTAATGACTGCTTCGCGTTCAAAAACGGAGCAGTTATCTAAAACAGCGAAGTCGTATATTCAAGAACTTGTTTTAGAACATAAATACGGAATTAAAAAAGAATTTAGTTCGCGCTATACTGACAAAGGGAACGAATGCGAAGAAGAATCTATTACACTTGCTAACGAAGTTCTAAACGTCGGATTTATTTATAAGAACGAAGAACACTTTCAAAATGATTACATAACAGGAACGCCTGACGTAAACACGAACGAAGTATTACTAGATGTAAAAACAAGTTTCGACGGAACTACTTTTCCTTTCTTTGAAGATGAAATCCCTAACAAAGACTACTACTATCAACTACAGGGCTATATGTGGCTTACAGGCAAAGAAGAAAGCCTTCTAGTATATTGCTTAACAAACACGCCTAGCGAAATCGTAGAAGACGAAATAAGGCGCG